TGCTTGTACCTGCGAGTGCACTGAGATTTCCATAAAGGATGGTGTCACCCCTTGTTATTAAAGAACCTGTCGACGTGCTCGAAAACACGTTCAGGTCCCCCTGGACGTTGCTGTAGCCCATCTCTATTAAACTCTGAGATTTTACTGTGTTTGGGCTTTCATTATGAGTTCATGTTGGGCCGCCTTGCGTCCCCGCATGGACATGATGATGATTAGGCCTGCGATCGCCACAAAGGCTATGATCCACGTGCGGTTCTTTTCTCCTGAATAGTCCCACTCGACCGGGTCTGGGAGGCCCATGGGTCTCTCCGGCTTCAGGTCTTCCACGACGGTTTCGAATCTCAAAAGGAACATGTTTCGGCCTAGGTCGAGGCTCGAAGACGAGTCGTAGTAAGGGGCGCCGTTATTGGGCTGTCTCCACGTGATGGTCAAGCGGTCCAGGGTATCGATCGCGTAAGGGTATTTGGTTCCTATACGATAATTTTGATTGTAAAATTCGTACGTCCCTGAAACCTTGACGGGCAAGACGGCGAAGGCGCCGTTAAATGAGTTACTCGTGACCGTCAAGACGTTAGCAGTCGTGGAGCGTGTGAGGGCATCGGCCGTCTGGTGTTGAGGGGATCTAAGTTCGAGAATGTCCAGACAGACGAACTGGGACACATTCAGACTCGGCAGCATCGCCGAGACGAGCTCGGCCCGGGCGATGTTGCGGATCGGTGTTGCCAAGTGCAACGTGTAAGAGTTTGAATTAGGATACATGGTCTGATTCCGGTTATTGGAATCTACGTAGACCACGTATTCCATCTAGTATTGGATGCGAAAAAAGGAATTTACTTCTCCAGCAGCGAACCACCGATGCCATCGGCGATCGCAAAGTCGCGCATCTGGTCGTGGATGAACGCCTGGTCACCGCACAGGCCACCTGGGGTCATGCCCGAAGACAGGTACGAGGACTTCTCCGAGGGGCCCGGGGTGCACTCCAGAGACGGGCGGATCGCGAACAGGCTCGCGGGCTGGGCCTGGACGGACGGCCCGGGCTTGGTGACGAGAGGGGCCGGCTCCCACGCGTAGCGGCTCTTCTGGCCCTGGACCAGCATGACCAGGATGGTCACGAGCAGACCGATGATGAGGGCATTGGTGATAATCTTTCCAACCTTAATCGCCATTTGATTTTTACTGATATTATTTTTCAACCAGGCCCCGTAGATCCGACCAAAAGTTCCTGCGGAACTTTCACCTATTTCGCGTTAAAGCCAAGAGGTTCCTTTCTACAAAGGTCTTATAATGGATATCTCCATAGATGCGAGTGGTGGCGGTACCTCCATGAACCTGAACGATGACGAGTCGCGCCTGATGGACGAGATCTCGTTCCAGGTTCCGAGCAAAAAGACGGTTCCCCTGCGGGCCAAGCCGAGCCGGCCGAGCCCGTTCGCCAAGAAGGCACCTGGCCCACCCCAGCCTCAGTTTGCACCGGACGATGGCCTGGATATGTTCATGAATCCTGGGAAGCGTACGGCCCAAGCGCCCCCTCCCCCTGAAGAGTTTGACGGCGGCGAGGGTGACGAGGAAGAGGAGGAGGGTCAGGAGCAGCAGCAGTACCAGGGAGGTGGAGGTGGTCAGGTCCCTTCTGAGGGTTACAGTTCGATCGAGGATGAGAAGGCTGATTTGCTGAACAAAATTAGCCGCCTCATCAAGAAGGGCTTCAGTTCGAGCGCCCGTCTGAACATCTACTCGGACATCGATGAGATCCGCACAGAGTACAAGCGCATGACGTACAGTATCGAGGTTGAGCGCTCCATCAAGTTCCAGCGTCGCATGCTGGTCGCCGCCGTGACTGGATTTGAGTTCCTGAATGAGAAGTTTGACCCGTTCGACCTGGAGCTGAATGGCTGGTCCCAGAACACCATGGAGAACGTCGAGGACTACGACGGCGTCTTTGAGGATCTGTACAACAAGTACAAGACGAAGGTCCAGGTGGCTCCTGAGGTCAAGCTGATCATGATGGTCGGCGGCTCTGCGATGATGTTCCATCTGACCAACTCTATGTTCAAGGCGGCCGTCCCGAACGTCTCTCAGGTTATGAAACAGAATCCTGACCTGATGCGTAACATGGTTGATGCGGTTCAGCGTTCGCAGCCGAACCAGGGATTCGGCTCTCCGGTTGAGGGCGCGGGTCAGCCTCCGCAGCAGGGCCTGCGTCGCGACATGCGTGGTCCCGGAATGGACTTTGGGTCCCTGATGGGGATGATGGGCCCGCCGCCGCCGATGCAGACGCGCCCGGGCGGCGGTGACGACGAGTCCGTCTCGGACATCGTGAGCGTGGACATGGGCGATCCCGACACGCGCGAGGTGAGCGTGGGCTCCAAGAAGCGCGGCCCCAAGCCGAAGAAGAAGGAGGTTCAATTGTAAAATAAATGTATGTTAAATAGAAATGCACGACTGGGAACGTATAGCACTTTGGTTCATATTACTTGTGATGGCTGTGAAGATTTTCATGGGGCCCCAGATGTCTTTCTATACCGCATCTACTCCTATGGGCGTCATGGACCTCGCCGAGTTCAAGGGGCTCCCAGATGAACTCAAGCAGTTCTATCAGGATAATGTATTGAACCGTCTGATACCGGCCACCTCGACCAAGTTTAGCGCCACGTGGGCCGCCACACCGACCGCCAAGAAGGAGGCGATAAAGGCTGAGCAGTTGTCGTGGATCAATAATACGATTAATATGATTGACGTATCGGCGCCAGTTATTTCTTAGTAAAGTAATATAATGAACGCTGCGACGGGATTGCCTGAACTGACGCCACCTCCATCAGTCTCGGTCAGTGGAGTGACTTTGCCGCCGGCGCCGCCGACCGTTTCAGTAAGTGGTCTTTACGCGTCTCCTGCGCCGGCTCCTGCGCCTGCTCCGCCGCCGGTCCTGGTCGAAGAAAAACCCAAGCCATTTCCAGCATGGGCCATAGCTCTGATAGTGATACTTATTCTGCTAATCATAGCGGGGGGCGTCTTTGTATATCAGAAAATGAAGCCGCCAGCAAAAAATGTAGGCAAATAAGTAATAGATGGGATTGTCCTATGCCCCATTCGAGGACCCAGTGGCTCCCCGACCACCCTCCTATTCGCCTATTCAAATGGAAGACATAAAGAAACTCTCGGCGCCTCAGCAAGACGCGACCGAGTGCAATTACCTCGTCATGTTCTTCGTCATCGGCGTCTTCGGCCTCGCGCTCACCGACGCCATTAAATCCCAGAACTAAATGTAGTGATGGGCCGATTTGGGTCGTTTATGATGTGGTACCGTCTCAAAAGCGATCAGGACCATCTTTATCTAAAGCTTGATGGTGGCGCGTTCCTCACTGAACAGCCAGTGTCCATCGAGGACGCGGACGCATACATCGAAGAGACGATCGAGGCGACGAAGGAAATGCATGAAATCCTTGCGTCAGACAATCGTCTCTTGGTTGTGAAGCTCGACTTGCGCGAGTTTGATTACAGACGGGCTCACGTGATACCTATGATCAGGTACATGACCCGAGCGGCTAGTCAAGGTATGGAGATTGCTCGGTTCGAGGTTTTGGGGGCGGGTGAGTACTGGTCGTACATAGCTTCATTATTGCCTAAAAAAACGCGCGACTTGGTTATTCTAAAATAGGCACCGGCCTTCATTGATCGGCTTGACCTCCGGCTCGGGTTCTGGTGCGCCCCTCTGGAACCCACCCTCTGCGTAAATCTTGCACCTCTTGCGGTACATTGCGTGAAAAACCGACCAATGGTCAGCGACGTCATAGATCAACGGGTCGTTCTTTCCTGGTCCCAAAGCGCTCTTTGGGACCTCACGCATGATCCGTCCTATCGACTGCTTAATGTCCGACTTTGGAGTCGATAGGATCACCGTATCCAGGACTGGAATGTCCAGACCCTCTTGGGCGAGCTGAAATGTGGCGACGACCACGCGCTTCTCAGCCGACAGTGCCAGTTCAGCCTCCTTCATGCCACCGACATATAAGCCACTTAAGGCGTCACCCAATTTACTCTGTAAATAGAAGCAATGCTCTCGCCGGTCGCTCAGAATGAGTACACGCCTCTGGAGGGCCAGGGCCTCGTGGACCGTCCGAAGAAGCATGTCGTTCCGCGCCTCGATTTCAGTAAGCTGACTGATCATCCCGGCCATGTTAATCTTCCCAAACCGCGTCACCGGAGGAGCTTCTTTGAACGCTTCATCGGTGTAATGAAGCGTCTCGACCCGCGTAGACTTTTGGGACGTCCGCTCTACACGGAAAAACTCGGGCCCTAAAAACCAGTACAAGAGGCGCGTCAGACCATCCTTGCGGTCGGGTGTGGCCGTGAGCCCCAGTGTGTACTTGGGGCAAATTTTGAACATAAATTGAGAAAAGGCGGGTGCACCGATGTGATGGGCCTCATCCACCACGAGCAATCCCACCGAGTCGAACGCATCTGTGGGAAATTCACGCATACACATGGTCTGAATCATCGCAATCACAAAGTCCTTCCCTTCGACATCGAACGTGTCCCCTTGGACCCGTCCGATGGTCGCACCCGGACAGAACGACTGGATCCGGTCCCTCCACTGGTTCGCAAGGAACTCCTTGTGGACGACGATCATCGTCTGGACCTTCAGATGTGCCGAAAAAGCCAAG